ATGGCGATATTCGTGATTGGGGTCAAAAAGGCACAGCCAATGCTAAGACACATTATACACCTGCACAATCAGGTGATAACCCAATGAATGAACAACGTATGTTCCAGGACTACAAAAACTTTAAAGCAGGCAAATGAGCGGGCAAGCAGTTTTAGTAAAACAGCCATACAAAAAAGAAAATTATACAGAGAATCAGATAGCGGAGATTGTAAAATCCGCTACTGATCCTATATACTTCATTGGCCAGTATATGTGGATACAACATCCCACAAAAGGTCGTGTTAAGTTTGAACTCTACGATTATCAAATAGAATTAATCAACGCTTATCAAAAGCACAAGTATAGTATTAATATGCTTGGGCGACAAATGGGCAAGAGTACTTGTGCCGCAGGCTACTTGTTATGGTTTGCAATGTTTGTTCCTGATAGCACTATTCTTATTGCCGCACACAAATACACAGGTTCACAGGAGATTATGCAACGTGTGCGTTTCATGTATGAAAGTTTGCCTGAGTGGATCAAAGCAGGCGCAGTAAGTTATAACAAAGGCAGCATTGACTTTGACAACGGCAGTCGTATTGTCAGTGCTACGACAACAGAAAATACTGGTCGCGGTATGTCTATCACATTAGTATACTTAGACGAGTTTGCTTTCGTTCCGCCACGCATTGCCAAAGAGTTCTGGACTTCTTTGAGCCCGACGTTGTCAACAGGCGGTAAGTGTATTATTACAAGTACACCTAATCAAGACAATGACCAGTTTGCACAGATTTGGAATGATGCCATTAAAAAGTTTGACGAGTTTGGCAATGAGCGTGAAGTGGGTAAAAACGGCTTTAAGAGTATCAAATACATTTGGAGTGATCATCCTGACAGAGATGAAGCTTGGTCAGATCATGAACGCAGTAAAATTGGCAGTGAACGTTTTATGCGTGAACACGAATGTTTGTTCATCACAGCAGATGAAACATTAATCAGTAGTATAGTATTGACAAACTTACAAGGTGAAGATCCCTATGAACGAGTTGGACAACTTAGAGTTTATACTCCTATAGACAAAGATAAGATATATGTAGCCGCTTGGGATCCTAGTTTAGGCACGGGCGGCGACGCGGCAGCTATTGAGATTTTTAGTTTGCCCGACTTGGTACAAGTAGCAGAGTGGCAACATAACAAAACAGACATACGTGGACAGCTTAGAAACTTTGTAGCTATATTAGATTGGTTGCGTGAAAAAGGTGTAAGCAATGATAACATCTATTGGAGTGTAGAAAATAATACACTGGGCGAAGCCGCCTTAGTTGCTATACAGGAATACGGCGAAGAACGTATAGCAGGACACTTTATCAGCGAAGCCGGAGCCAAACGTCGTGGCTTTAACACTACAAATAAAAGTAAGTTGGCAGCCTGTACCAAACTCAAATACTATATCGAAAGCAATAAAATGCATCCAAAGAGCAAGAGTCTAGTTCAAGAGCTAAAAACCTTTGTTGCTCACGGCGCCAGTTTTGCCGCCAAAGAAGGCGAAACAGATGACTTGGTCATGGGTACAATACTAGCAGTTAGACTAATTGAATACGTTATGAAGTATGATGAAGCTACATATAACACATTAGTTGAACGTAGCGGCAACGATTACTTACAGCCCATGCCAATTGGAATAATTTAATTAAAATAGGTAAATAAGTGTATGGCCATAGATTATAACTCAGTTGCGGATAGAATATTTGATCAACTCAAAGGCTTTGGGCACGACATAGTTATCTTTGATAATGAAGGCCGCCAAACAGCCAATGCTAAACAAGGACGTAGTTTCTATTGTAAAGATCAAAAGTTTACAGTAGAATTAGACGAGGATGATAATTCTATCAAAATCAAATACGGCACAAGTACAGATGTCCCAAAGATTAAACAGTTAGTAGACACTATTGGTGCTATAGCAAAGAAATACCCCCCATTGGGATTAGATAGATTGCCTTATACAGGTAAAGAAATAGAATTAAAGGATGTAGAAAACATGGCAAAAGTCCAAGAGAGTTTAAGCCCAACAATGGGTTCAACTAAAACAAGTTACCAACAAACCGAAGGTGCTAAACTAATCATTAGACATAACACCGCTGTTAACGAAGAAGTTCGTGGCAGTCGTAGCCGTAACATCAGCGCATTGTTTATCGAGAATGCACAAGGTGAACGTTTTAAATATCCACACAACCATTTAACTGGCGCACGTATTATGACTCAGCACGTTGCTGAAGGTGGTACGCCATATGATGAAGTTGGACAAAAGATTATTGGACTGAGTGAAGAACGCACTCAACTATCATTGGTATCTAAATATATTAGAAGCCAAGGCCTGCAAGAACAAGCTGGTGATGTGCAATTTGCAGTTACTCAACGTCTCAGTGAAATTAAAGGCTTATTGGGTAGATATAACCCAACAAGATTTATGGAAGATAAATCTTACGCCGACGAAACAAATCTGGAAGCACTACAAGAAAAACTAACTAAAAACGTCTTTGACGAAAGCATTGGCACACTATTACCAAAACTAAATGGCTATGTAAAACAATACCAACAACAAATGGAAGCTCGACAAGAATTAGAAACTTTAAAAACTCAAATAGAAGAATCAACATCAATCCAAGTTAGTGCTATGCCAGATTTAGAATTTTTAAGTATGATGGTCTACGAAAGTCCGACTGTTAATACAACTCAATTAATTAATACAATTTTACCAGTGTTAGAAGACGAAGCAGTTAAAACAAGTTTAACTCGTATTGCCGAATATGTTCAAGAAGGCAAATTAGATGCCATGGAAGTTGAAAACTTAACTCGTAGCATTATTGGTAAGAGCCAAGTTAAAGAATCCAATTACAAAATTGTACACCAATTAAATACAGTGGATCAAGTATTTGAATCCGTTATGAAGCGTTTTGAACTAAAAGAAATACTGAAATAAGAATATAAATATTTTTAACAGCAATTTAACCAAAAGGAAGAATTGCTGTTGACATAACACTCGAGAGAGTGTTATAATTGTTCACAAGATGAGAGTATCTTGTGTTCCAGGCAACAAACTTTTTTAAACCCTGGCATTTTTAATAAGGAAAAACATTATGGCAACATCACTAGCAGAAATCCGCGCTCGCTTACTAGAGCAAGACACACGTCAAAGCGGTAACAACAATCGTCAACAAGGCGACAACGCAATCTTCCCGTTCTGGAACATTCCAGAAAACTCAACTACAGTATTACGCTTTCTCCCAGACGGAGATGAGACAAATACTTTTCCATGGCGTGAACGCCAAATGATCCGACTAGAGTTCGCAGGAGTTCTAGGTGGAGACGAAAGCAAGAAAGTTATTGTAACTGTGCCTTGCATGGAAATGTGGAAAGAAACTTGTCCTATCCACGCAGAGATTCGTCCTTGGTTTAAGGATAAGAGTTTAGAAGATCTAGGTCGTAAGTATTGGAAAAAGAAGTCTTATATTTTCCAAGGTTTTGTAGTAGATACAAAACTACAGGAAGAAAGTACTCCGGAAAATTCAATCCGTAGGTTTATTGTAAACCCAAGTATCTTTAACATTGTTAAAGGTGCGTTGATGGATCCAGAAATGGATAATCTGTTTACAGACTACGAGAACGGCACAGACTTCCGTTTGACAAAAACAACTAAAGGTCAATACGCAGACTATTCTACAAGTAGCTTTGCTCGTAAAGAGCGTGGCCTAAATGAAGTAGAGTTGCAGGCTATTGCAGATCATAACTTGTTCAATCTAAATGACTTCATGCCCAAGAAGCCAACTAAAGAAGAAGTTGACGTCATTTATGACATGTTCAAAGCCAGTGTTGATGGCGAGTTATATGATCCCAAGCGTTGGGGACAACATTTTAAACCTGCAGGTGTAAACCTTGGTAACTTGGTACCAGCAAGTGTAGGATCAGATGTTGATGCCGCAGAAGCAAGTTTCAAAGCACCTACTCCGGTAGCTCGTCCTACGCCTGTTGCGGCAGCAAAGCCCACAGTAGTTGAAGATGACGATGACGCACCTTTTGAAGTAGCTGAAGAGGCGGCTGCTCCAGAAGGCAAAAAGAATGTCAATGACATTCTTGCGATGATCCGTAATCGCCAACAGAAGTAATAACAAGGGCTTTGGCCCTTGTTTAGTCAATGCTTAAAAAGCGTTTATTAACTAATAAAGACATGACACTACCAGACGAAAGATATCGTGCTGTATTATCTGCCAGAGAATTGCTAGTTGAAATGGCAAACTCTGGTGGTAGATGGAAGCGCATACCAAAAGAACTTCGACTACATTGTATTCACGCATTGCGTCACTATCCTACCCAGTATGATATGAAGGCCGCGGCATACCGGGCACCTGAAGTGTTCCAAGAAAAAATGAATCCATTAGTTAGAATTCTAACAATGTATGACAATGAACAAAAGGAAAATGAAATGAAAAATATACCAAATGTAACTTTTGCCTTAAGGCAAGGTGACAAAGAACCTGAACAAGGTGGCTGTCCAATCGGCGGCGAGTTTGTTTTTAAAACAAGTAATGATTTGTTTGCTAACAAACGAGTAGTAGTGTTTAGCTTACCTGGAGCATTCACACCGACGTGCAGTACATATCAACTGCCAGGCTTTGAAGAACAATTTAATGATTTCAAAGCACAAGGCATTGATGAAATTTATTGTGTTAGTGTTAACGATGCGTTTGTTATGAACGAATGGGCCCGTGCTCTTAAAATTAAAAACGTTAAAGTCATCCCAGATGGCGCTGGCACATTTACAGAAGGCATGGGCATGACAGTTGACATGAGTGCTATTGGATTTGGTAAACGCAGTCGTCGTTATGCCGCAATCATTGATAACGGCAACGTGGAACAAATGTTTGTGGAACCAGAATCAAGTGCCAGTGATCCTGATCCGTACGGTGTTTCAAGTCCAGAGAATGTTATGAAACACTTACAGGGAGAATAATATGACTAAACCATTTGACGTAAGTAAATTTAGAAAAGAAATCACTAAGAGCATTGAAGGCCTTAGCATTGGTTTTAATGATCCTACTGACTGGATCAGTACAGGTAACTATACACTAAACTATTTGATTAGTGGCGACTTTTTTAAAGGCGTTCCAATGGGTAAAGTTACTGTATTTGCCGGAGAATCAGGTGCAGGTAAAAGTTACATCTGCTCGGGCAATCTTGTACGTCACGCACAAGAACAAGGCATTTATGTTGTGCTTATTGACACAGAGAACGCACTAGACGAAGCGTGGCTTCATGCATTGGGCGTAGATACTGGTGAAGATAAGTTGCTAAAACTTAATATGGCTATGATTGATGATGTAGCTATGACTATTACCAAATTTGTTGCAGACTATAAAGCAATGGCAGAGGATGCTCGTCCTAAAGTATTATTTGTAGTAGACAGTTTAGGTATGTTGTTAACTCCCACAGACGTTAATCAGTTCCAAGCAGGTGACATGAAAGGCGACATGGGTCGTAAACCTAAGGCACTGACAAGTTTAGTTCGTAATACAGTTAACATGTTCGGTAATCTAAACATTGGTATGGTATGTACTAATCACACTTATGCCAGCCAAGATATGTTTGATCCGGATGATAAAATTAGTGGCGGCCAAGGTTTTATCTATGCCAGCTCTATTGTTGTTGCTATGCGTAAATTGAAACTAAAAGAAGACGAAGATGGCAACAAAACTGGCAGTCAAGTAATGGGTATTCGTGCTAGTTGTAAGATTATGAAAACTCGTTATAGCAAGCCATTTGAGTCAGTTCATGTTAAGATTCCTTATGCAACAGGCATGAGTCCTTACAGTGGCTTGTTTGATATGCTGGAAGAAAAAGGCAGCTTGAAACGTGAAGGCAATAGTTATAGTTATGTAACTAAAGAAGGTGAAATCCTCAAGGCCATGCGTAAAGGTTGGAACAATGAAATGTTGGACAAAGCAATGGCAGATATCATGCTCAGAGATTTGACCGCAGGAGTAAATACATCAGAAACAACACCTATGGAGGATATTGAAGATGCTGTATGATGAACAAGTTAATTTGATTGTAGATGTTTGGGCAACGGTTAAAACTTACATTGACAAGAAAGAACGCTATGATGCTGCCAGCGCATTTTTGCGTAGTTTAGAAAATCACTATGAAATGGATAGTGTTGCAGAAGAACTTCTTGGCAATGACGCCACATTGGATGCTGTAATTAAAGATTTGTATACTGCCGACGACATTGTAGATGACGAAGACAACTACGAAGAAGATAATTACGACAGTGACTACGACGACGAATGAGCGATTGGTACAGACGTGTTACTGGCAACTTAGGTGAGTTGCCGGGCTCAATAGCCTACTATGAATCTGAGTTGCAAGATGCTAGAATAGAAACTAGTATCAAAGGTAACTTAGAATCTAACTCTAGACTTATGCCTGGAATAGTGGAACACAGATTTAATCAATTGCAAGAAGTTGAAGCTATACTTGAATTCCTAAACATTCAACTTAGAAAAAAACGAAGTGAGATGTTTAGGAAGTATACTGAGAACTATAATAGAACACTCAGTGATAGAAGCGCAGACAAATATGTCGACGGAGACGATGAAGTAATCGAATGGCAAATTCTTGTAAATGAGTTTGCTATGATTCGTAACAAGTACCTTGGCATTATGAAAGCCATTGACACCAAGCAATGGCAGATTACTAACATTGTCAAACTCCGTGTAGCGGGTATGGACGATACAACTTTGGGTTAATTGACACAAATTCCTTTTTGCAGTATAATACACTATCAACAGTAAAAAGGAGTTCAAAATGGAACTAGCAATCGGAACTAAAATTGTGTATACAAGTGCCGCAGGTACCCGTAATGCAGAAGTAGTTGGTATCAAAATTACCCCTACAGCAAAGCCAGGATTTCTTAATACTTTTGTTACACTTTTTGTACCTGCACAAAACGGTGCTAAATTTGACACTCATACTACAATTTGCGCTGACAATTCCAGCTTAAAAATGTTCAAAGTAGCAGTAGTTTAATTGACACAAATTGGTTTTGGTAGTATAATACATACATACAGACACAAAAGGAGTTTACTATGTTAGAAAGCACTAATATTTGGGGTATTAAGCCTTTGCCTTTGGCAGAAGCAGTGGCCCGTGTTGAAGCAGGTCGTAGACTTTACAATAAAAATAGTTGTGAACCTAGAGTAGACTTCCGTGGCATGATTGAGATCATGGAAGAAAGCCAGCCTGAGTGCGGCACAGAACAAGACGCCGCTTGTCTTAATGCTTTGGGTAAAGACTACCAAAAAGCATTGAAGCAGTTCCAAAAAGATTATCTTGCAAAATTGGCAAAAACAGCAGATCCTGCATTGGTCAAGGCTATTGTAGAAGATCCGTTTGCGTTTGAAGAGTAATTGACACAAATTAATTCTTGTGTTATAATACGTATATGTTAGCAAGGGAATAGTCCTAAGCGGCATACAACAGCCCAGCGGCAAAGGAAAATAAAATGACAAGTATTAATGACATTATGTCTCAACATACCAAGTGGTATAAAAATGGTCTTCGTAATGCACCAGTGAATGGAATTCACGATGTTGTGCTATGCGGTGACATTCTTAAAGGTGTAGATCCTTTCTACATCGAACAGTTCTCG